AGGTGCGTCAGGTAGTTCAGGTACGAGCGGTTCTTCAGGAACATCAGGTAGTTCAGGAACATCAGGTAGTTCAGGTACGAGCGGTTCTTCAGGAACATCAGGTTCATCAGGTACAAGCGGTTCGAGTGGAACTTCAGGTTCTTCAGGTGCGTCAGGTAGTTCAGGAACAAGCGGTTCGAGTGGAACTTCAGGTAGTTCAGGAACAAGCGGTTCGAGTGGAACTTCAGGAACAGGTAATGTAAGTTCTGGTGCTTCAAGTAAAATCGCTTACTATCCATCCGCAGGAAGTACAATAGACGATGTACCTAATTTAGAATATGATGGAACAAATTTAAAAGTATTAAGTACTAGTCAAATTAGTTTTTATACTAATTCCGGAGACATTCTCTTTGGAAACTTTAGTTCACCTAGTTATGGTAGAGCGGGATTCAGTGTACCTGGTCAATCTGTAATGGTAATTGATTATTCAAATGCTAGAGCTGGTTTTGGTGGTGGTACTAATTTAATCACATCGGCTCCTGGGGCTTTAGTAGAAATTCAAGGAAAAGCTGATGAAGTACAATTTTTAGTTGTTCCAAATTCAACTCAAACATCAAGAATAGTACAAGTAAAAGATACTGGTGGTAATAACGTTTTTGTCGTACAAGGTAATGGAGCAACTTTAATTAATATCTTGTCTATAAGTACTGAATTTATCATGCCGACAAGTCAACCAACTACAACAACAGCTGGTAGTACATATTTCGATGCCTCAACAGCAACTCTTTATATATACGATGGTTCTGTTTGGAAAAGTACAATATTGACGTAATTTTAGATTAACCAATTTTTAATTTTTTCATATACAAAATTGGGTGAAATTGAAGTATGACATTCGAATTGTTGATTTGTATTTTTATGAAGTGGGCACCAATACCAATCTTTGATATCAAAATCAAAATCTTTATTAACTTTATTAAAACATCCGTGACATACATTTTTATTTGTTATTCTTATATAATCGGGCAAATTTAAATCAAATTCATTCCAATCTTCAGTAAAGTTTGAAATCATAACAACAGGTTTTCCCATAGCATGAGCAATCCAAGATAAACCCGAAGATAAACCAATAAAAAATTCTGAGTGATGTATATAGTTCATATTTTCCATCAACGATAATCCGATTTTTTTATTAGCTCGTTTAGGAATACCATTTTTAAATGTTTTAGCTCCAAAAAAATCATATGGTTCAATTGCCACAGGGGTAAATCCATCTTTTCTTAACATATTACACAATGAGTTCCAATTTGGGGAATCTGGTTGTGTTTTTACACCATCAGAATGGTTCCAATATTTTAATTGAGACGTAGAGTGTATATTCAATGTTATGTATTTATTTTTTATTGGTCTTTCTTTTATTTCAAAATGAATTTTTGGTCGTATATATTCAGCATTAAAAAATCCTAATTGTTCAGCATACCCTTTCTGTATTGGTTTATTAAAGTTGTAATCTAAATTTAATTGTTTTTCAAATGATTCATTAACATTTCTACCTAAAAAAAGTATATTTGTATATACAGGGGAAAAAAATGGGATTAACCAATCATTTATACTAACATAAACATTATCATTTGTTAGAGATTGAAACTTACTTACGTAAGGTAGAGAAGCAACCGTATCCCCAATCGAGTTAGATAAAATTTTTACTAAAACTTTTTTCATAAATTCAAGGTATTAAAAACTTGTAATGGTGTTATTGATTTTTGACATATGTGTTGTTTTGTTGTGTTTTTATAAATTGGACACCAATCCCAATCCCCAGCGTCGAACACAAAGACCTCATCATTCCAACAATTTACACACACATTTGGTGTAAATATTCTTGTTATATTTGACGAAAACTCGTGACCATTTTTAGAAAAACCATTTATCATATGCGTATGTTTTCCTAAACCCCAATTCAACCAAGATAGACCAGAACCCAATCCTATAAATGCCGATGCGTGGTGAAGATAATTCGCAACAATTTCCAAAGGTTCATTCCAAATGTTGATTGTATTTTCAATAATATAGGGGTTAATTGTTGTTATAACAACTTTATATCCAATATCATTTAACATCTTAGATAGTATGACCCAATTATCATAAACCCATTCTTTACAACCAGCGGTAGCGTTAGGAGCAAACACAACGTATTTTTCTTCTATTGGTCGTTCCATTTTTGGAAGATTTACACCATAGTTAAGTTCTTGATATTCTAAACCTAAGATGTCACTTGCGGTTTTTTGTAGAGGAATTAAATTTACTTGGTTTGGGTTTTTATCAGTGTTGTTCCACTTACCATCTTTTTTGAACCAACCTAATCGATAGACAACATAACAATCAACGGAAGAACCGGGATTAACAAACTTTATATTTTTATATTCACCAAAATTTTCAAAAAATTTATTATGGAAAGTTGAAAAAATAACATTACATTTATGTCTTTTTTGAAACTCGACAACATATGGAGCCCAAGCAATTGTGTCACCAAGTGATTTTGACTCCATTGAAATTAAAACGTTTTTGTTTTCTAAGTTAAATTCGTCAATTACTTGTTCGTTAACTTTTATTTTCCAAGGTATGTAGTATTTTTTACTACAACTAGTCCACATATTATTCGTAATCGTCGCAGAATGTAAAACTTCTTCACTTTGGGAATTAATAAATTCAACTTTATATTGTTCATATCTATTACCATTAATTTCTAATTTGGGACCATCTAAATACGAAATATTAAATATGTTTTTAGGTGAGGTTAATTTAAATTCTTCAGTATTAATTTTATTATAAAATTGTAAACTTTTTTCATAACCAATTCTACCTACATTTTCCCAAGAAAAATCCCTTCTAATAATTTCAGAATCTTTTATTGATTGAGTTTTACATTCTTCATAGTTTGAGTAGACATATCTCATAACTTTGGATAAATCGTCAAAATCAGGTTCATAATAATTACCTGGTAAATCACTCATGGTGAATCTTGCATAACTATTTGTGTTTGCCGGTTTTTCACCAATTATTTTTACAGGAAACCCTTTGTTTTGAGCAAATTCAAGTTGAGCACAACAATCAGAATAAATAGACGGGGTTCCACACGCCATAGCCTCAATCAAAGGAAGATTCCATCCTTCTGAACGTGCGCAAGAAACAAATACATGACCTGTCTTTAAGTATTTTATATAATCTTCCCTACTTGGGAAGTGTATAATTTTAATTCTTTCATCTAATAAATTGTAAGATTTTAATCTTTCTTCAGTGGTTTTGTAACCATCTAAATGTTCACCCCAAGGGTTATCAATCGATACAACTAAATCAATTGGTTCTTCAGAACTGAAAGTTTTTAAAAAAGTTTCAATAATTTCTTTGGTTGATTTTCTATAATCCCATCTACCAAATAATAAAAATTTAAACCTACCATCATTATAATCATTCAATTTTTCTACATTTTCAGGAAAAAAAGTATGAATATCAACTCCTTCAGGTACAACTTGTATTTTATTTGGGTCATAACCTTGTTCGATTGAACATTTTTTTTGCCATTCGGAAGGTACCCATAATTCATCGAATTCTTTCAATTTATTAAAAAAATCTTTGGGTTGTCTAGTTGATTCCCACACATTGAATGCAATTTTTGGACCTATATAATTTTCATAAAATAAAAAATGGTTTGTTTCACATAAAATTAAATTAAAATCAGGAATAAATTCTTTTTCTGAAGATTTATAAATTTTAAAATTTTCTCGAGTATCTTTTCCTGTCCATAAAACTTGTTCATATAATATCTTTTTATCTATATCATTGATGTAACTTTCATTATCATGACAATTATCTGAATAATTTGCCCAACTTTTACCAATCGTAAAATTTCTTATTTTCAACTTGGTATGATTTGATAATTCTCTAAAAAAATCCCTTGTATGTTGATTATATCCTGTGGTGCCAACGTATGACCCATGTACATAAATTTTTAATTCTGACATATTTTTTATTGAAAATATAGTAAAATGTTTCTATTATTCAAATATATATATTTAAAATTATGGCACAAGGTGTATACAAAATTACTGAAGATTTCGAAAAATCAATTTGTGATTATACGGGAGCCCCGTACGCAATTACTTTTGATAATATGAGTAATGCTATTTTCTTAGCATTATATTATGAAAAAAATATTAAAAAAAGTTTAACCTCAGACACAATAACAATTCCATGTCGAACATATCCTTCAGTTCCTTGTGAAATCATTCATGCAGGTCTTAAGGTTAATTTTAGCCCTGTTGAAGGTAAGACCATAAAGGGTCCGTATCGACTTGAGCCTTCTAATGTTGTTGATTCGGCTTTAAGATTTACTGCAGATATGTATGAACCAAAAACACATATTTGTCTTTCTTTTACTGGACCCTATAAAACTTTGAAATTAAGTAAAGGTGGTGCAATTATTACTGATGATTACGACGCAATGATGTGGTTTAAAAGAGCTCGTTTTAGTGGTAGAAGAGAATGTTCATATCATGATGATTATTTTGATATGTTAGGATGGAACTTTTATATGATGCCTGAACTTTCGGCCAGAGGTTTATTGATGATGACACAATTTTACAATTTAGACGGAACAAAAAAACATAATCCTGATTTGGAATTACCATACCCAGATTTATCAGGTTATGATATCTACAAACAATGACCAAGGATTTAATTTTAATTACTACTTTTGTTCCCGACATTAGGAGACAACAAATGCTCCGAGATTTAGTTTATAATATCGATAAAACTAAATTTGATATAATGGTATCGTCACATAGTTCAATACCACAAGATGTTTTTGATAAAGTAGATTATATGATTTATGAAAAACAAAACGCTATAGATTTCAAAGTAGAAAATAAATTTTATTTTTTCTTTTATAACGATTTGTTTACGATTAAAACGACTGAACCAAAAAAATATAATCATTTTATACCAGTCATTCGGCATATTATTTCTGGTTTGTCATACGCTAAAAATTTAGGTTATAAAAATGTACACTATTTTGAATATGATAGTTTAATTTTGGATAGTACAGAACTATTGGAGAACTCTAATTTATTAAAAACTTATTCCGCCATTTACTATGAGTTACCCCATATGCAATTTCCAAATTCACCTATCTCTTTAAATTTAGATAAAATTTCACAACTATGGTTCGATTTGGATAATGAAAATTTTAATAAGTTTTTGAAAGAAGAAAACTCAACTAAATTAGTTGAGGAGTATGAATGGTTTTTACTCAATCAGTCTGGAAATATAATGAAAAAAAATATTGATAATTTAATCAAAAAAAATATAAAAGTTGCACTAAATTATGATTTGGAATCTAATAAATGGGTAATACCAATTCATAATAAAGAAACTGATGATATTTGTATTTTTTCTTGGGTAGAAAATCATGAAGACGTAAACTCAGATGTCGTTGTAATCATTAATGAAAATAGGATACTAAATTTAAATAGAAAAAATTTGGGGACTTGGGAATTAATTCCAATTAGTAAAACTAATGATGTTAAAAAAATAAAAATAATCATCAATGATGTTGTTAAGTATAATTACGACTTCAACAAAACCTCAATTGAGGAATTTGTAAAACATAATTTTTTATCTAAAAACAAATGAAAAAAGCGTTGATTGGGTTCGGAGGTCATGCAAGAGAAGTTATGGTTCAAATGGGTACTAAACTACCTTGTTTTGTTGACGATGAATATGTTGACAATAATACATTACCATTATCTATGTTTAATCCTAAAAAATATCTTATTATGATAGCAATTGGGGATTCTGAAAAAAGATTTCAAGTTATGAAAAAACTTCCAAAAGAAACTATTTTTTTTTCATTTATCCACCCAACCGCTTTAATCTTGGATAATGTAGAAATTGGTGAAGGTACATTTATAGGTGCATATTCTATTTTAACTACAAACATAAAAATAGGAAAACATTCCCTACTGAATAGGTCTAATCATATTGGTCACGACACAATAATAGGTGATTTTTTTAGTGCAATGCCGGGTTCTATAGTTTCCGGTAATGTTACCATCGGTAATAAGTGTTATTTGGGTACTAATTCGTCTGTTAGGGAAAAGATTGAAATTTGTGATTCTGTTATAATAGGTCTAAACTCGGGTGTTGTGAAAAATATAAATAGTCCTGGTATTTACATAGGAACTCCGGCAACTAAATTTAAAATTAAAAAATAAACAAAAATTTTTAATAATTATTTGATTATACTTAGAATTTTGTGTCGGTTACAAACAATAAAATAGTACTCATACAACTTTGGTTTGGAAAAATACCTGAATACTTTTGGTATCATTATGAGACAACCAAAAATTTACCAATTGATTTTCTTTTCATTACAAATCAAAATTTAAAATTAGATTCGAATAACTATAAAGTTTTAAATTTAACTGATGAAGAACTTAAATCCCTAATCATAAACAAAGTTGACAATAAATTTGATAGTATTGTTTATAGAAATATTTCACAACTTAAACCATCTTTAGGTGATTTATTCAGAGAATATATAATTAATTATGATTATTTCGGATATTATGACATTGACACTTTATTTGGGGACATATATAACTATATAAGTTCGTATCTTGATGAATTTGATGTTATTTCCTTTGGAAATGAAAAATTTTACAACAGAACTTCAGGTGTGTTTACAATTTTTAAAAACTCTGAAAAAAATAGAGTATTGTATAAAAGTAAGTTAGATTTTTTAATTAAAAAATTAAAAAATTATGACATCGATAGTTTTGATGAACATGAATTTAATGAATTATTATTTAAAAATTTTAATATTAAAATATTACATGACGTATGTAATGTTAATCGAGATAATGGTAAATTAATTTATGATAGTGAATGGTCCGGAGGTATTTTGAAAGTTAATGGTGTTAAAAAAATGATACATCATTTTTACGATAAAAAAAATATAGGTTTTAATAGAGTCGGTAATTTAATATTAACTCATTATAAAAAAACTTTATCTGAAGATTTTTATTGGGTAAGTTATTTTTCTGAAAACTATGAAAAAAACGTTATTGGATTGATTGAGTCAATAAAAAAATACTCAAACAGAAAATGTATTTTTTACACAATAAATTTTGATTCAAGTTTAAAATTTAAATTAGATGAGCAATTTATATTCAGGAGGATTGATATACCAGTTGGGGACATTGATTTACAGGGTAGAGATGTTTCAATTATTTCATCTAAACCTGTTATTTTGAAAGATAGTATAAATTTTATAAAAAACACAAAATTTATTTACATTGATACTGATGTTTATCTAACTAATGTTGCTGACAACCTGTCAAATTTTTTTACACGACTAAAAAATTATCCTTTAATGAATTCCCATACTCATGATAGATTATTTGCTAATGACATACATCCCAATAGAGAATGGGTTTCAACACTCGATATTTTATCTGAAGTTACAAATATACCAATTAAAATTTTTCCAAGAAGGAAAACTAATGTTATAATTTACGATAAAAGAAGTGAATGGTTTTTTGAAGAACAGATGGAAGTATATAACAAACATAAAAATTCAAAACCAGGAATTTTCAGATTACATGATGAAGATTCTGCAAACATTATTCTTTCAAAATATAACTTTACTGAATGTCTTCCACTTGTAGATATGGAAGAATCAACAAATATAAATTTTGAAAAAATAAAAAATTATAGTTATGGTTTAACCCCTGTTTCCGAGTTTTTAAAACTACCTAGAAATGAAAATGAAATTTATATTTTCCATGGATTTAAAGACCATACTTTTTTTTCTAAAATTGAAGACGATTATGGTAAGTCAGTTTTAGAATGTAGTGATATATTGTTGGAATACCAAAATCATTCATTCATTTTCAAAAAAAATAATTTTCTCACAGATAAAAATTTTAATAATCAAGTTGATTTTATTGTTTCCGTAAATTCAAAAATTATTTTGTCGTTGTTATCACAAGAAATTTTTAATTTTTGGGTGTTTTATTTTTCAGGTATCGATTTACCAAGTGGTTTTTTGGATATTTCTATTCTTGACTCAAAAACAAAAAAAATTATTTACAAAAATATTTATAAAAATTTAAATTAAGTATGAAGGATTTAATTATTGTTGGTGCTTATTGTCCTGACATTGAAAGAGAAAATTTATTGAATAACTTTATCGATAGTTTACAAAGTATTCGAGAAAAATTCGATATTATTATTTGTAGTCATATTATAATACCTGACTATATAACAAAAAAAGTTGATTATGTTTTTTTTGACAAAAATAATGATTTAATAACTGACAATAAATTTATGAACCAACCATGGTTTTCTCCATGGGATAAATTTTATATTTATAGTACATATGTTGCAGGACCAGGTACTTATTTAGCGGTATATAGATTATTAATGGCGGGGTTAGGTTTTGCTAAAATTTTTAATTATGAAAAGGCTCATTATATCGAGTATGATTCATACATGAAAAACTATGAACAACTAATAGATAATAGTGAAAAATTAAATGAATATGATTATGTTTGTTACCAACACATTACTGATGAAAAAAAATCAATTTTATTTTGGCCTGTTGGTAATTTCATATCATTTAAAGTTAACACTATAAATCCTTGGTTTTATGATTTTAACAGAGAAAAACTTTTGGAGCTTTCATTACTCAGTGAATCAAAAGCAAATGAAAAAATAACTTATGATAAAATGAGGGAAAATAATGGTAATGTATGTATTAAGGATGTAATTACAGAATTGTGCTCGTCTGTTGAAATAAAATTATCAGATTTAACTTATAAAAATTCGATGTCATATTGGGTCGTCCCATTTTATAACCCAAAAACTAATAAAGTAAACGGCATCATATGGAACAACATAGGTGAGGAATCAATAGATGTTTTATTCATTATAAATAAAACCAAAATTGAATCCCATTTAAATATTGAAAAATCAGTTTGGAAAGTTTTTGAGATAGGTGAAATTTCTGAGATAAATCAAATTATAATTATTATAAATGGTAAAATAAAAATAAATTTGGATTTTGATTTTATTGATAAAAAGGTATGGTTGGAAACTAACTACTCAACACAAGAATAATGAGGAAGGTTGTACTTATAAGTTCTTTTTGTGATACACAAGAAAAATTGGATGTTTTGAAAAAAAACATAAACATAATAAAAAATGAAAATATTGACATAATATTAATAAGTCCATTTTTTTTACCTGTAAATGTTGTTGAAAGTGTAACATATTTTTTTAAAACAAATGATAACCCAATTTTAGAATGGCCTTTGAAATCTATGTATGGATGGGTTGACTTAGTATTAAATGGGGAAATTCATCGTATGACAAGAACCTATTCCGATTATGGTTGGGCGTCATTAACACAAGTCAAACAATTAAGCGAAATTGGGTTACTTTTCGATTATGAACAATTTATTCACATAATTTACGATATTAAAATTGAACAAAATGTTTTGAAAGAATTACATTCCGAAAAAACCTGTTCTATTTTCCCATCAAAAAGAAATGAATATTTTTGGAATGCTGGTCTCCACCTTATGATATTTGACAGGTTGAACTTAAAAAAATTTATTTCTTATATTACTTTGGATAGTTATTTATCATCACTTTCTTCAGATGCTTTTATATGGTTAAATGACTTACATAAAACATTTCCATACAATCAAGAATTAATTCCCGTGGAAGACGAAATATTTTTTTATCAAAATTATGATTTTTTTGATTACTCCCCAACAAAAAAATTTAGTATGTTTATAATAAAAGATTATGAAACAAAAGAAACTATAAAATTTTTATTTTCAAATATAAAAGAAACAAAAGAAATTAAAATAAAAACAAATTCAAACGAATATGATTTTATGATGTCAAATTTTAGTTTATTTGATACTAAAATTCCATATGGTAAATGTGATAAAGTTGAAATTCTGTTCGATGGTGAAATTTATGATATTTCGGATAAAATTAATAAAATAAAACATAATACATTAAGAAAATGTTAGAAAACATACATTTATGGCATGCCGAGAGAGGTACATATTTCGATAGAAATGTAAATATTATTTCGTGGAGCGATGATTACCATATACATTTAGGAAAATACAATTCAATTGGTCGAGATTGTAATTTTTTTCTTCACGCCAATCATAGAATTGATTGGATAACAACATCATCACAACTATGGGGTCCGGTGTCACCAACCATTGCCGACCTACACATGAAAATGGGACATCCAACTTGTAAAGGGGATATTATAATTGAAAATGATGTTTGGATAGGTGCAAAATCAACAATTATGTCAGGGGTTAGAATAGGTAATGGTTCCGTGGTTGGTTCTTGTTCAGTAGTCACTAAAGATGTACCTCCCTTTTCAATTGTTGTTGGTAATCCAGCAAAAATTGTAAAATACAGGTTTGAAGAATCTCAAATAGAAGATTTATTACAAATCGCTTGGTGGAATTGGGAAGAAAGTAAAATAAAAGAAGAGGCAATGCTTTTATGGAGTCAAGATATAAATTTTTTTATTAAAAAACACAAGTTATGATTAATATAGTATATAATACTGATGGAATAAGAATTGATGTTGGAGAGATTTCCAAGTACAACAATAATTTACCACTAAAAATTAAAATTATTAAACACGTAAGTGGTGAACTACAATGGTCCACTGATTTACATGATTTTTGGTATGCAACATTTCCTAATACTGAGATGTTCGATGTACAAGTGACTGATTCTAAAAATACTATTCTTTACACAAAAACGTGGGATGTTATGGAACATGGGAATCACTTTTATAAATCACTATGGTTATATAATAAAAAAATAATTTCATGTGGTAAGTTTCCAAAAGGGTTGGTTATTGGAACTCATGATGGTGAATTCGGAGAGTGGGTACCTATTGCTTTAAAAAGAGAAGCTGAAATTTTATTAGTTGAGGGTTCGGACAAACAATTTTCAAAACTTAATCAGAATTATAAAAATAATTCAAAAGTTAAGTGTATAAAAAATATAATTACACCTGATGGTGGTGATGTAACATTCTATGAGGGTGGTGCGGGGTATACAAATAGTGTCGTCGAACGAGTTATAAAAAGTTGGGAAAAAGAAGAGATTACGGCGGTTGTGAAATCATCAATAAGTATTACGGACCTAATAATGAATAATATGAACGGTCATGTTGATTGGTTACATTTGGATGTTGAGGGTTTGGACTCCAAACTAATAATGTCAATTGACGAAACAAGAATCAATCTTCCAAATTTTATAATTTTCGAAGATTATAATTTGAAAGAAGAAGAAAAAAATACAATTTATAATTTTTTAGAAAAAAGGAACTATAAATTAAAATCTGAGTCAGGTATTTGTGAGGCTATTAAAGAAATTTAATTATGGAAAAAAAGGTTTTAGTTACAGGTTCAAAGGGATTTATAGGTTCAAACTTAGTTAAAGAACTATCAAAACAAAATTATTTAGTTGAAGAATTGGACGAAGAATACTTTCAATTTGAAAATTGGGAGGAAGTTCTTTTAGAGATATTAGAACTTAAAAAACCCGAAGCGGTATTTCACGTAGGGGCTTGTTCTAATACGTTGGAGAGTAGGGTTAATTATATGATGACTCGTAACTATGAATCAACTAAAATTATTACTAAATGGTGTTCTACGAATCAAGTACCATTGATTTACTCTTCTTCAGCGGCAAATTACGGGACCAATAACAAATACCCATCAAACTTATATGGTTGGAGTAAATATGTTGCCGAGGATTATGTAATTTTAAGTGGTGGAATTGCTTTGAGGTATTTCAATGTATATGGTCCTGGTGAAGAAAACAAAAAAGAAATGGCTTCAGTTGCATATCAAATGATTAAAAAAAATCAGAGAGGAGAAAACGTTAAATTATTTCCTATGAAACCTAAAAGAGATTTTGTTTATGTTAAAGATATTATAAGTGCAAACATCTACGCATTTGAAAAATTTGAAACTTGTAAAGGAAAATATTATGAGGTTGGAAATGGTATTGCTGAAACTTTTGAATCGGTATTAGATAATTTAGGTATTCCATACGAATATCATAGTGAAGATAAAATTCCTGTGGGATATCAGTTTTATACCTGTAGTGATTCAAAAAAGTGGTTACCTGGTTGGAATTCAGAGTGGAATTTAGAAAAAGGCTTAAGAGATTATTTATCTACAATTGGTTTATAAAATACCTTTATTCAAAATCTAAAATAATTTACTAAGTTTAGTTTCTTAACCTATTTATAGGTAAAATAGGTTAGAAAATATTTATTAGGATGCAGTACATTCAAATTACTGGTGCAACAGGTATAGGACCATATAATGTTTATCTTTGTGATGTAACATTAACTAATTGTATTCTAATATCCGGAGCAACATCAATACCTCCTGATGTAAACTTTTATCTACCACCAATTTTTGCAGGCGCTCAAGAAGTTATTGTTAAAATTGTTGATTTGAGTTCTTCTTGCGAAGATTTTGAATTATTCACCTGTTTTACTCAAACACCTACCCCAACACATACACCAACTCCAACACCAACATTAGTTTCCAATTGTTTTTGTATATCATTCACAAACTACAATACATATACATCAAACTTTAGTTATACACAATCAAATGATACACCATTCAATGGGAATATTCAATCAGGTACCACATTATTTGTTTGTGGATATGCGCCTAATGCTGAAGCGGGGGTTGTTATTGGATTTAGCGGTGTTTGTATAAATTGTTTAACTTGTGGAACACCTCCACCATCTGTTCCCGCTCCAAGTCAAACATCAAGTCAAACCCCAACTCCAACACCAACCAAAACTCAAACCCAAACACCAACAAACACACAAACTCAAACACCAACTACCACTGAAACTTCAACACCAACTTCAACTCAAACACCAACAAATACTGAAACACCAACACAAACTCCAACATCAACAGAAACTCCAACTCAAACACCAACAAATACTCAAACGACTACCAACACTAATACACAAACTTCAACACAAACTCCAACATCAACAGAAACACCGACTCAAACTCAAACACAAACCCCTACAAATACTGAAACTACGACACAAACACCAACTCAAACTTCAACACCAACTCAAACACCAGCACCTTCTTGTGATATTGACATCACTTTACCTGTTTCACAAACTCAAACTCCAACACCTACTCCAACTCCAACTCAGACACCGGCACCTTCTTGTGATATTGATATCACTCTACCTGTATCACAAACTCAAACACCAACATTAACACCAACACCAACCAAAACTCCGGCACCTTCTTGTGATATTGACATTACTTTACCTGTTTCACAAACTCAAACACCAACTTTAACACCAACCCCAACTCAGACGCCAGCACCTTCTTGTGATATTGATATCACTCTACCTGTATCACAAACTCCAACACCAACACAAACTCCCACAAATACTCATACACCAACTCAAACACCGGCACCTTCTTGTGATATTGATATTACGATGGTTCCATCTCAAACCCCAACTCCAACTCAAACTCCGACAAACACTATCACCCCAACCAAAACACCAGCCCCTTCATGCGATATTGATGTAACTTTGGTTCCATCTCAAACACCAACAAATACTCCTACCCCAACTAACACATTAACACCAACTAAAACACCGGCACCTTCTTGTGATATTGACGTTACTTTAATTCCTTCTCAAACACCAACTCAAACACCAACAAATACTCAAACGCCTACCAACACTAATACACAAACTTCAACACAAACTCCAACCAATACCGCAAGTCACACACCAACAAATACTGAAACTCCAACACAAACTCCAACTAATACTTCAACCCCAACTCAAACACCGGCTCCTTCTTGTGACATTGATGTAACTTTAGTTCCATCTCAAACTCCAACACAAACACCAACAAATACTCAAACGCCTACCAACACTAATACACAAACTTCAACACAAACTCCAACCAACACTACTACCCAAACCCCAACAAATACTCAAACTCAAACATCAACTCAAACTCCGACAAATACACTAACTTCAACTCAAACTCCAACAAATACCCCGTCAAACACATCGACTCAAACTCCAACCCAAACACAAACATCAACTAATACTCCTACCAATACACCAACTAATACAATAACTCAAACCCCTTCGAATACTGCTAGTCAAACTCCGACTAATACTGAAACCCCAACACAAACTCCGACTAATACTTCAACTCCAACTCAAACACCAGCACCTTCTTGTGACATTGATGTAACTTTAGTTCCATCACAAACACCGACTCAAACACCAACACAAACTCAGACACCAACTACTACCACAACTCAAACTCAAACTCAAACGCCAACAAATAGTCAAACTCAAACCGCAACAAATACTCAAACACAAACTCCAACTAACACACCTTCTAATACTCAAACACAAACTTCAACTCCGACACAGACTCCTTCTGAAACTTCAACTAATACCCCAACCCAAACACCGACTCAAACTCAAACACCTACAAATACTCAAACACAAACCTTATCTCAAACTCCTACTAATACATCAAGTCAAACTCCGACTAATACTGAAACTCCAACACAAACTCCAACTAATACTTCAACTCCAACTCAAACACCGGCTCCTTCTTGTGACATTGATGTAACTTTAGTTCCATCACAAACACCAACCCAAACTCCTACTAATACTCAAACACCAACAAATACAAACACTTCAACTCAAACTCAAACCCCAACAAATAGTCAAACACAAACACCAACGAATACTCAAACTCAAACATCAACTCAAACGCCGACAAATACTTCAACGAATACTCAAACACCAACTAACACAATAACACAAACACCAACAAATACACCTACTCAAACTTCAACTCAAACCTCAACTCCAACTAATACAAATACCTCAACTCAAACTCAAACACCAACTAACACCCCATCTAATACAACAACCCAAACACCAACCCAAACTCAAACACCTACCAATACTTCAACCCCAACTCAAACACCGGCCCCTTCTTGTGACATTGATGTAACTTTAGTTCCGTCACAAACACCGACTCAAACACCGACTCAAACTCAGACACCAACTAATTCTCCAACTAACACACCAACTAAAACTTCAACACAGACACCTACCCAAACTCAAACTCCAACTAATACCGCATCAAATACGGCAACAAATACACCTACTCAAACTCAAACACCGACTAACACTCCGTCTAATACATCAACTCAGACACCTACTCAAACTCAAACACCAACTAACACCCCATCTAATACGGCAAGTCAGACACCAACCCAAACTCAAACATCAACTAATACACCGACCAACACTCTAACTCAAACTTCAACTAATACACCGACCAATACTCCAACTAATACTACCACTCAGACACCGACACAAACTCAAACTCCAACCAATACTCCGACTAATACACCTTCGAACACTACAACTCAAACACCTACTCAGACCCAAACACCAACTAACACTCCTTCAAATACGGCAACAAACACACCAACTAATACATCAACAAACACTCCAACACCTTCTCAAACACCAACTAATACCCCTTCAAATACCACAACTCAAACTCCTACACAAACTCAAACTCCAACTAATACTCCTTCAAATACATCAAGTCAGACACCTACACAAACTCAAACTCCAACTAACACTCCTTCAAATACTGCAAGTCAGACGCCAACACAAAGTCAAACTCCTACTAACACCCCTTCAAATACCACAACACAAACACCTACTCAAACTCAAACACCAACTAATACTCCGTCTAATACAGCAACTCAAACGCCTACCCAAACTCAAACATCAACTAATACACCGACCAACACTCCAACTAATACATCAACTAATACCCCAACACCTTCTCAAACACCAACTAATACCGCAACTCAGACACCAACACAAACTCAAACCTCAACCAATACTCCGACTAATACACCTTCAAACACTACAACTCAAACACCTACTCAAACACAAACACCTACTAATACATCCTCTAATACACCTACTCAAACACCGACAAATACTTCTACCCAAACTCAAACTCCAACTAATACTCCGTCTAATACAGCGACTCAAACTCCTACTCAAACTCAAACTCCAACTAATACACCTTCACAAACAGCAACAAATACACCAACACAAACTCAAACCCCAACTAATACACCTTCACAAACAGCAACAAATACACCAACCCAAACTCAAACTCCAACTAATACTCCTTCAAATACGGCAACAAACACACCTACTCAAACTCAAACTCCAACTAATACACCTTCACAAACAGCAACTCAAACTCCAACAAGAACTCAAACTCCAACTAATACACCTTCAAATACCGCAAGTCAGACACCAACACAAACTTCTACACCAACTAATACTCCTTCAAATACAGCAAGTCAGACACCTACTCAAACTTCTACACCAACTAATACTCCTTCAAATACAGCAAGTCAGACACCAACCCAAACTCAAACTCCAACTAATACTCCTTCAAATACAACAACTCAAACTCCAACTAGAACTCAAACACCGACCAACACTCCGTCTAATACGGCAAGTCAGACACCTACCCAAACTCAAACTCCAACTAATACACCTTCACAAACAGCAACAAATACACCAACACAGACCCAAACTCCTACTAATACACCTTCACAAACAGCAACTCAAACTCCAACTAGAACTCAAACACCGACCAACACTCCGTCTAATACGGCAAGTCAGACACCTACCCAAACTCAAACTCCAACTAATACTGCGTCAAATACACCAACAAATACACCGACACAAACTCAAACACCGACTAACACTCCATCGAACACCGCAACACAAACACCTACTCGAACTCAAACTCCAACAAATACACCTTCACAAACAGCAAGTCAAACTCCAACAAGAACTCAAACACCGACTAACACTCCGTCTAATACAGCAACTCAAACTCAAACTCCAACTAATACTGCGTCAAATACACCAACAAATACGCCGACACAAACTCAAACACCGACTAACACCCCATCGAACACCGCAACACAAACACCTACTCGAACTCAAACTCCAACTAATACTCCGTCTAATACAGCAACTCAAACTCCTACTCGAACTCAAACCCCAACTAATACACCTTCACAAACAGCGACAAGAACTCAAACACCTACTAATACACCAACAAATACACCATCTAACACCGCAACACAAACTTCAACACAAACTCAAACTCCAACTCGTACACCATCAAATACACCAACACAAACTTCAACACAAACTCAAACTCCAACTCGTACACCATCAAATACACCAACACAAACTCCAACAAGAACACAAACACCAACACAAACTCCTACTCAAACAAGAACTCCAACCCCAACACCAACTTGTAGTTGTGTATGTTACAACATAGTTAATACAGACCCAGGTATTGTGAATGTAGGTTACACAGATTGTGATAACAACCCTAGAACTATAACCCTTCAACCAGCGGGAAGTCCTGGAGATACTTGGAGAGGTTGTGCACAATCAGGTTCAATACCTTTCAGTTCACAATATACTTTAACCGCAATTGGTTGTTGTGTATTTAATTCTTCTTTAGGTACTTGGGATTGTCCACCAACATAAAAAAAAACGAAATAAACATATATTTATAAATAAAAATTATGGCTCAGTATAATATTCAAGATTGTTGTGATTCGGACAACATAATGCAAGTTGACAATATCACCGGTACTTTTTTAAATGGTGATGTTTTATTCTTTGAAGCAACGGGATTTACCACACCTGGTTTATTAAGTTATTCTTTCACAGGATGTGGTACGGTAACTTCAAGTGTTTCAATAACCTCAACATTAACAGCTACCACAAATACAACAGCATATACGGATTGTTATACTTGTGATTTATATAATACAGGGGCAACAAGTTGTGATTGTACTTGTGTTGCAACTTCACAAGTCACATTAACAAGTAATAATTACACCGGTCAAATAGCACAAATAACCTTTAGTGCACAAACAGGTGGAACATATAATTTGGGTAATCAACTTGTTCCATATATTTATGATTCTTGTAATTATTTGGGTAACTATGATTTATATTTCTCAGCATTCAATAAAACTTGTTCTGTTGGTTTTAGTGGATTTTCGAATTGTGATGTTTTTTTAATATCAGAACAACCAGGTGGAAATCCAAGAACTTTATGGTACTATAGTCCTGAAAATAATTATACATATAATTTAGGTAGTATTGGTGCTCCTTGTAGTTATGGTGGTGTCACTCAAGAAATTGCTAGTACGGGTAGTAAACAATGGTTTTACCTTTGTAGCGGAGGAACAACAACCTATCTTAGAGAATTACATTGGGGGTGGTATCCATCATCGTCTTTATGGTTAGATTATTTCAATTATACCGCAGACACAAGAAATATTACTTTAGATTTTCTACCAACAAATCAACTTGGTAGAAGTTTAGTAGCCATAAATGATAGATACTTAGCATTAACATATGTAAGTAGTGTTGATGGTTCCACAAAAGTAGCATTATGTGATGTTAGTGGACTTACTGCAAATACTACGGTAATGTTTACTTTACCATCAGGAATTAGTGATATGGGGGATATGATTTATACCACACAAGGAAAAGTAATTATTCCTGTAACTGATGGTGTGAACAAGGCGTTATATCAATATGACTTCTTAAGCGGAACTTTCGAATTTAGTGGTACTACCACTAAAGATTTCCAAGGAGCTTTCGCAAATAATGGTATCAATTATTTTATTGATTATTCAACTAACGACTTATATTCGGCAAGTACAACTAACCCATATACACAAACTTTAGTACAAAATCAAATAGTTAATATTGCAGGTTTTGGAAATATAGTAGGAGCATCTTCATCTCCTTGTTGTGCAACAAATTCATTTAAAGCATAATTTTTATCGTTTAAATATGTATTTTTGTTGTTATATTTTTGTAAAAAATAACAATGAAAATATTTGTTCAAATTGCAAGTTATAGGGACCCACAATTAGTTCCAACTTTGAAATCAATGTTGGAAAACGCAAAAAAACCTGAAAATCTTAGAATCGGAATTTGTAGACAATACCATCCTGACGATAAATTTGACGTTTTAGATGGATATGAAAACGATGAGAGATTCAGAGTTTTAAATATTCCTTATTCAGAATCTAAAGGTGTTTGTTGGGCAAGAAATGCTGTTCAACAACTTTATGAAGGTGAAAAATACACCCTTCAAATTGACTCACATATGAGATTTGAGAAAGATTGGGATGATACATTAATTAAAATGGTCAAACAACTTCAAAAGAAAGGTTATAAGAAACCTTTATTAACGGGATATGTTTCTTCATTCAATCCTGATAATGACCCGGCAGAACGAATAAAAGAACCTTGGAGAATGGTATTTGATAGATTTATTCCCGAAGGAGCTGTATTCTTCTTACCTGAAACAATTCCAGGTTGGCAAGATTTAAATGAACCTGTTACTGCAAGATTTTATTCTGCACATTTTGCTTTCACACTTGGTGAGTTCTGTGAAGAGGTACAACACGACCCTGAATATTATTTTCACGGAGAAGAAATCTCAATTGCCGCTAGAGCATACACTTGGGGATATGATTTATTCCATCCACATAGAGTTGTTATTTGGCATGAATATACAAGAAGGGGTAGAACCAAACAATGGGATGATGATAAAGAATGGGTAAATAAAAACAACACATCTCACCTTAAGAATAGAAGGTTATTTGGAATGGATGGTGAGAAAATGGTTGATATGGGTAAATATGGTTTTGGTAAAATAAGAAAACTTCGTGACTATGAAAAGTTTTCAGGATTACTATTTGAAAAACGAGCGGTCCAACAATTTACGTTAGATAAAAAATATCCACCAAACCCTTATGAATTTAAAAATGAGGAGGATTGGAAAAATAGTTTTGCAACAATATTTAAACATTGTATAGATATTGGATACTCTCAAGTCCCTGAAAAAGATTATGATTTTTGGGCAGTAGCATTCCATAACGAACAAGATGAAACTATTTTTAGAAAAGACGCTGATAAGTCAGAAATCGATAGAATGATGAATGACCCTGATAAGTATTGTAAACTTTGGAGAGAATTCCAAACAGCACATAAACCTAAATATTGGGTAGTTTGGCCACACTCGGAATCTAAAGGATGGTGTGAAAGAATTACCGGTAATTTATAAAACAAAAAAAAATAATGAATATGAAACAATTTGATACTGATAAATACGAACATGGGTTTATAGACATATATGAACCATATTTTAATAACTCAAAAGACGTTAAACACGTTTTAGAAATTGGGGTATATCATGGAGGTAGTTTAAAATACCTATCTTCTAAATTTCCTGAAGCAAAAATTTATGGAATTGATATTGAAGACAAAACTATATATAACACCGAAAATGTTAAAACTTATATCGTTAATCAAGAAAATAGAGAAGAACTACATAAATTTTTACAAGAAACTAATGTGGAATTTGATATTATTATCGATGATGGAGGTCATACTATGAAACAACAACAAGTTTCGTTAGGAGTATTATTTGGTAAATTAAAAAAAGGGGGATTATATATTTTAGAAGACCTACATACCTCTAGATTAGAACAATTTGGAACCATACATAAAGATGACTTAATTACTAGTTTAGATATGTTGTATACCATACAATATACTAATAATGTAATTTCGAATCACATGACAGAAGAAGAAAAAATTCATTTAAAAAATAATGTTGAAAACATTCGAATATGGACTAGAACACCCGAATATAACCAGAGTGTTACATCAATCATAAAAAAAAAAGTGATGTAAAAAATAATTTTGATATTGGGATAACCACATTTTCATTACGATTTGAGTTTGTAGAAAAGTTAATAAAAACTATCCGAGAATTGAATGTCATTAATAATATTTACCTGTGTATAAATGGTGAAAAAGACGCTCAATTCGATGAAAATTACAGAAAAAAAATAATAAATTTGTGTTTAGAGCATCCAAATGTTTATCCAATATTTTTCGTGGAGACAAGGGGTCTATCTAAAATGTGGAACACATTAATTGTTCACTCCACTAAGGAAAATATTTTAATATTAAATGATGATATAAATATTAATTCCGACAATATGTTTAATGTTGTTGGGTCTCACATTGAGAGTTCCGAATATTTTGGTTTAAGTATAATAAATAATACCTTTTCTTTTTTTGTTGTTAATAAAAAATTAATTGATGATTTAGGTTATTTTGATGAACGATTATTAGGATTTGGCGAAGAAGATGGTGATATAATGTACAGGCTAAAAAAATTAATCGATAAAAATGTATACCGTTTGAATGCTTCTGGTTTAGAAAATATTGTTTCAGATATTAGGCATACTCACATTAAGAATGGTGTCGGAAAGTATTCTTTTTTCAACCGAGATTATATTTTTAATCAAAAATATAAATGTGTTGGTGATATATATTATTTTCCTGAAAACATTGAATGTCATCAATTATTGGAGGATAAAAATTTGTACCCATATGAAAGATTTTTTCAACAAAATAAAAAAAATTTATAGAAAATGATATTGGAAAAAATAAATAATACAAAATTATTTTACAATAATGTTTACGCAAATACAAATTTAAACGAGTATTATTTATATATATTAAATATTCTGAGAGAAAAATTGAAGGACTCTAAACGTAATCTGGAAATAAACTTTGGTTGTGAATTAAAAAAAGATATAAATATATCTTTTCAATATGAACATACTATTATTAAAGAACATGAAAATTATATTTGTAAAATACATAATTATGATTTTTTAAAAACTATGGATTATGTATTTGAATACTCAAATGCGAATATTAATCACATAAAAAAATTTGAAGAATATAATGAGTATTATAAAAAACTTGTACATATTCCCCCTTTAATTTACAATTTGAGTGATTCTAAAAAAAGAAATAAAGATGTCATAACAATTCATTCTTCAAGTCCGAGAAGAAATTTTATACATCATCAAATTAATATGGAATATTTTCATAATATAGTAGGTTATAATGTTTTTGATAAAGAAAGTATTAAAAAAGTTCTCGATGATTATAAAATATTGGTAAATATTCATCAAGTAGATAATCATCTCACTTTAGAAGAACTGAGAGTTTTACCTGCATTGTTAACAGGGATACTTGTTATAAGTGAAGAAGTTCCTTATAAAGAATTTATACCTTATAATGAACACATAATATGGTGTAAATATAATGAATTAAAAGAACAAATTTTGGACGTATTAAAAAATTATAATTATTATAAAAAAAAATATTTTAAAAACATAAAAAAAACTATTGAGTATATGTCGATTAATAAATCGCGACAACTTGATAAAATTATTAATTCATAAATTATGGAAAATTTAAATCTAATTTGGCAAACACAAGCTGGTGACCAAACAAGTTTTGAACTGGAATACACTACGGAAATTTTATTTAAAAATTTCAATTTAAAAAAGTTTTTTGATGAAGGTAGATTAGATTTAGTTATGGATAATTCTGTAATTATTTATTCGAATAATTCGGTAGATGTTCCAAACGAGTTCAAAATCTATTTAGAAAAGTTTGTTAAAAACAATTTCAATTTTTATTTATTACACTTATCAAATGAAAATTTAAATCATAATTGTGATTACTATTCTAAAGCAAATCATGTTTTTAGACCTTACTATGATTCTAAAATAGAACTCAAAAATGTTACTTTTATACCATTAGGTTTTAAAAGTGGTTTTTTATCTAAAGAAAATAAAAGTAATGAAAAAAAATATAGTTCTGTATTTATCGGTCAAGTAAAATCTGACAGGGAAGAAATTGTAAATATTATTAAAAACTTCCAAGGTTATATACACACAACTAATAGTTGGAATTGTTCCACTTCTTTATCAACTGATTTATGTTCAAACATTTATAATCAGACAAAATTTGTTCCTTGTCCTATGGGTTGGGTAAACCCTGATTCATATAGAATTATGGAAACTTTAGAATCTAATTCGATACCCATCTTGAAAACTTACGATAACTTGAATTATTTTACTAAAATATGGGGGTATACTCCAATACCAACTTTGAATAATTGGAATGATTTAGAAAATATTTTGAGAATGGAAGAAGATGAATATGATTTATTACATAATACAATTCATTCGTGGTATAAAAATTTTAAAATTTTTTTATCAAACAAAATAGAAAAAAAAATTATTTTATCCAACAAAGAAAAAAACAAAAATGTTAAAAAATCCTTAGTTCATCTAATAACACCTCTATATAGATATAATAATATTAGAATTTTATATTGGAGTATTTTGAATTTAACTAATGATTTCAATTGGTATTTAATTGAAGGTAATGATAAGATTGGGGAGGAATCTTTGGATTTTCTAAATGAAGATACTAGAGTCCATCGGTTCAAAATGGAAACTAAATATAAATTTGGACATGAACAACGAAATTTTTTTATTGAAAACATAAAGTGTGGTGAAAATGATTGGTGTTATTTTTTAGATGATGATAACATTTTAACCGAAGATTTTATAAACACAATTACGGAAGAAAAAAATAATGATGTGGACGTTATATTATTTTCACAAAAAAAAGGATTAACAGAAAAAATTAGATTGTACGGGAATGAAGGGCATTTAAAATTAGGAAAATCAGATATTGGCTCGTTTGCAATAAAATATAATATAATCAAAAATACAAAAATTAATCATGAAGATTTAAGAAATGCTGATGGTCATTATGCGGAACAAATCGCGTCTATACCAAATATTAGGGTAAAATACTATTCCAATAAATTTACAAGATATAATTCTTTATCTTTTGATATTACATAAAATGAAAAAAATAAAATTAGAATGTTGGTGGACAGATTCACCATCTTTACATAATCGGTTCATTAAACAATTTTCGGTTGATTTAGAAAAATATAATTTTGTCAATTCTAAACCTGATTACACAATAATTTTTGGTCGTACAGAGTGGGAAAAAATTGAAACTCCTAAAGAAAGAACTTTCTTTTTTTCGCAAGAACCATTATGGTCCCCAAATGAACCAAAAAAAGGGATTGAAGATTATTGTTCAAAAATTTTTGTTTCTAATAAATCAGAATATCCAAACTCTAAAGAATATATAGAAACCTTATTACCTATGTTTTATGCGGGTAGAGGGGAATCAGATTATCGTGAGGAATGGGATTGGTCTCATACTATTAGAAATAAAAAATTTATTAAAAAAAAACCTTTGTCAATCATAGTTAGGAAAGATAGTGCAACACACTTTAATCATTTAACAAATCCTGAAACTAACATAATGAATTATGTACAAAGAACTAATCTTGGGATTGAATTGTCCAAGAATGAACAAATAGATGTTTTCGGAACTTATTGGGAAAATAATGGTAAAAATATAAAAGGTGAAGTTTGGAATAAACACGTTGGATTAGACGAATACTATTTTTCGATTGGTATGGAAAACACCATACAAAAAAATTATATCAGTGAAAAGTTTTGGGATATAATTTTAACAGACGGAATTCCAATTTATTTAGGGTGTTCTAATATTTCTGAGTATATTTCGGATGAATGTTATATCAATCTAAATAACATGAGTTTTGAAAAAATGATAAAAAAGGTTGAAGAAGTTTTAGTTAATTATGAAGAAATTTATACACAAAGAATTGAATATGTCTTAAATTTAAAACAAGATTTTTTTCTAAACTCGAGTTATAATTTATGGGAAAAAATAAAAAAAGAAATTGAGTAAAATGTCTATATCAATCAATATGAAATTTTGGGACGATGGTCAACCAAATTCAACTAGAATTAGAAATGTCAAATTTTGTTGGAATGAACTTAAAAGGGTTACAAACTTTTTGAAGGAGAAAGAAATTATAGTTGATTGTTTTTTATATGATTTTTCTCCGAGTCGAATAATTGATGACTCAATACATATACCTTATCCTATTGGTACTTATAAAAAGGCCGAAAAAACAAATTTGATTTTAAAAGAAAGAAAAACATATGATTACTTCATGATGATGGATTGCGATGCATTTTTTTATGACGAAGATTATGACAACCTTTTAAATTTAATAAACAATCTTCAAAAAGGTGATGTTATAACTTTTGATTTAGCCAAATTGAATGATAATGTTGATTCTTATTTAGTTAATGATAAATTTATAAAATCAATGGCGGATTGGTCTTATGCATATTCAGGCAACAGAGAAAATGGGCCATTACACCAATATTTAGGAGGTCTCGGTGGTGTATATATAAGTGATACTAAATTATTAATAGATTTGGGTGGTTTTGATGAAAAATATGTAGGATGGGGTGGGGAAGATGGTGATATGTTGGGTAGAATATGGGCGTCTGAAATTACACATAGAATAATACCAACTAAAAATTTTGCACCTTATCATTTACCTCATTACTACGATTGGTCAAACAAAAATTATTCTCAACGATTTGAGTAAAATGAAAAAAATTAAATTTATAACCGCAATATATTCAAATTTATGGGGAACTGAACTCGGTGGTAGACCATCAAGACAAAATCATTACAGATGGAGTTTATTATCGTTATTAAAGATGTCAAATGCGGATTTTGTTTGTTTTACATCTGAAGAAGAATATTCTGACTTAAGTAATTTCTTTTATAAAGAAAACAATATTGATACCGAAAAATTAATTTTAAAAGTTTTTAATCTTCAAGAAAATAAATATAAAGATTTAATTAAAAAATACAAAAACATAGAATTAACAAAAAAAGGCGATAGGTGTGTTGAAATACAATATATGAAGTTTGCTTGGACTTATTCTGAAATAAATTCAGGAAGTTTGTACGATTATTACTTTTGGATTGATGCTGGATTATCTCATTGTGGGCTTGTCCCAAGTAGATATTTGAGTTTGACTGGACCTAATAATAGAGGTTATTATGAAAGTAGTATTTTTAATAACAAGTTACTTGATAATTTAGTCTTAAATACAGAAGATAAGTTTACTATAATAGGAAAAGAAAATCAAAGAAACTACTGGTCCGGAACTGTAAATCCAAAACATTTTTCAAAATATGACAATTCTATTCACATAATCGGGGGTTTATTTGGGGGTAAAAGGGAAATTTGGTTAAAGGTTATACCACTTTTTGAGTCATACTTGACCAAGGTAACTGAATCTGATGGTAGATTATATCATGAAGAAGATGTTATGACATTATTATATCGAAACCATGAGGAATTGTGTTACAGATATCATTTTGACACTTGGTGGCATGAAGAGGAAAAAATAACAGGTATCGATATCAATGAACATTTAAAAATAAATAAAAGTTTTTATAAAATTTTAGAAGAATTAAATGAGTAAAACTACATTAGTAACAGGATTATGGAACATCGGTAGAGATTCATTAACAGAGGGATGGTCTAGACCTTTCTCACATTATTTAGAAAAATTCAAAGAATTTTTAGAAATAGAAGAAAATTTAATAATATTTGGTGATTCAGAAGTAGAGGAATTTGTTTTCAAACATAGGTCTGAACTAAATACTCAATTCATACGTAGGGAGATAAGTTGGTTTAAAGACACAGAATTTTTTGAAAAAATACAAACTATTAGAAACGATGAGAATTGGTATAATCAAGCAGGATGGTTAAAAGATTCTACCCAATCTAAATTGGAGATGTATAACCCATTGGTTATGTCTAAAATGTTTTTACTAAATGATGCTAAAATTTTAGATAAATTTGACTCGGATTTTTTATTTTGGATAGACGCCGGTTTAACTAATACGGTACATAGAGGGTATTTTACACACGACAAAGTTATTAAAAAAGTTCACAATTATTTCAAAAAATTTTCTTTTGTTTGTTTTCCATATCAAGCTAATAGTGAAATACATGGTTTTTCATATCCCGCGATTAATAGTTGGGCTGGAGATGACGTAAAAAGAGTTGCTAGAGGAGGATTTTTTGGAGGTCCCAAACATGATATATCAACGATTAGTAATTTATATTATCAATTATTAAAAGATACTTTGTTTTCAAATTTGATGGGTACTGAAGAAAGTGTTTTCAGTATAATGGTTTATAGATATCCTGAATTGATTAATTTTTTTGAAATAGAAGAAAATGGATTGATGGGAAAGTTCTTTGAGGATTTAAAGAATGATACCTTACAAATCAAAAGTGAGTCCAAGATAGTTCCTACTATAAAAAAATCTTCGGACAAAGTAGGTCTTTATGTTATTACATTCAATTCTCCAAATCAATTTGAGGTTTTAATAACTTCTATGTTAGAATATGATAAAGATTTTATTTCTAAACCAAAAAAATATTTATTGGATAATTCTACAGATTTATCAACAACACCAAAATACAAAGAATTATGTGATAGATATGGTTTTGAACATATCAAGAAAGATAATTTAGGAATTGTAGGTGGTAGAGTATGGGTTGCCGAACATTTTGAGTCAACTGATTTGGATTACTATTATTGGTTTGAAGATGATATGGCTTTCTACCCAAAAAAAGGTGAAGTTTGTAAAAATGGTTTTGTTCGTTATATAGATAATTTATACGATAAAGTTCTTCAAATAATGAACGAAGAAAATTTTGACTTTTTGAAGTTAAATTTTACTGAGTTTTTTGGTGATAATAGTGTTCAATGGAGTTGGTATAATGTGCCTCAAGAATTTAGAGAAAAACAATGGCCTAACAATAGAAAATTACCTAAAATGGGATTAGACCCAAATTCACCTAAAACCGATTTTAAAAATATTAAAATTCATAGAGGACTTCCTTATGTTACAGGTGAGATATATTTGTGTAATTGGCCTATAATTTTGAGTCGAGAAGGTAACTATAAATGTTATTTAGAAACAAAATGGGCTCATCCGTATGAACAAACTTTGATGAGTTATTGTTATCAAGAAATGATTAAAGGAAGAATTACTGCGGGATTATTACTAGCAACACCAACCGAACATAATCGGTTTGAATTTTACGAATCAAATTTAAGAAAAGAGAGTTAGTTTATTTTATATTTCAAAATATTTATAAAATAAAATTACTCAATGGAATTCTATTTAAAGAAAAATTCTACTTTACCCCTATTAAAATTACAAGTGGTAAAAGATGGTAGGTCTGATTACCAAAGCTTGATGAATTTAATCGAAGTTTCATCAATCTTCTTTTCTATGACAGACACAGAAACGGGAATTCCGAAGATAACTTCAAGACCGGGTGGTTTTGTGAACAAAACCTTTTTGAATCCAAATACTGAACCCGAATATTATATTTATTATCAATTTACCAATAAAGATACCAATCGAGTTGGTAGATATGAAGGTCAATTTATGTTAAGAACTCCTGACGGAGTATTAATTTTACCAATTAGAGAAAAATTATATATTAACATTCAAGAATCATTTGTTGCGGATGATTTAGATTACAATACTTGTTATGTTTCAGAATTTCCGTGTTGTGTTAATGGACCTCTTTTAAGTGCGTCGACAATTTCAGATGAGAATACTTTCAATCCAAATATAATTCAACTTAAAAGAGAACATAAAGTTGATGAGAGAGATAACAACTATTTAATAGAAAATCATTTTCCCGAATCTCAACCACTAACAGCCGCTCCCTTAACATCTCGTTTTTGGGATGATAATGGGTGGTGGGGTAATCAAGGGAACACTCCTCAGTGTGTTGCTTACGCTTGGGCTCATTGGTTAGAAGACGGACCTGTTTATCAATCAGGAAAAGCCCCAATTATTCAACCAAGTTTAATTTATGAAAATGCTCAAAAATTAGATGAATGGCCGGGAGAAAACTATGCGGGAACCTCAGTAAGAGGTGGTGTTAAGTATCTTCGAAGTGTTGGAAAAGTAACAAATTACTATTGGACTTCAAATATTCAAACATTAATTAACACAATTTTGTATATGGGACCTGTTGTGGTTGGTACAAATTGGTACTGGAATATGTTTTATCCAAACTCTGAGGGTATATTAAATATTGGGGGTAAATTAGCTGGCGGTCACGCTTATGTTATCAATGGTGTTGACACAAAAAGACAACTATTTAGAATCAAAAATAGTTGGGGAAGAACTTGGGGAAAAAATGGAAGTGCTTATATTCGTTTTTATGATATGAAAATGTTGATAGCTCAAAAAGGAGAAGTTTGTTTGGCGATTGAGGTTGGAAGTTGATATTTCACAAATTTAATTCTATATTTTAATGGTAAGGTAAATGTTACTTTGTGTAACAGCAAATACACCATTTTAAAATATGACAAGTCAAGAAGAAATTAAATCCTTTTTAGAAGGTAATGACCCTGAAGAATTCATAGTTGCAGTTGAATTCGATTATCTATCAGATTCCATTTATAAAATTATTGAACCCCCAGGTAAACCAAAAGTTATCAAAAAAGATACTTTTATTGCCTTTGCATGGGTTGGTGACCTTAAAGGGGTTAACTTTTATAATTCCTCAAAATATGCACAGAAAGATGCAATGACCAAGTATGGTATTGTTATAGATAAACTTGAAACAAAAGGAAATGAACGATTGGAACGTGGTTTAAAGTTTATGGTTAAATCTTTAAAAGGTTATCGTTCTTTAGTTCAGTTTTTTAGGGATGGTGGATGTGACCCTTGGGGTGAAAAAACAAAAGACCAAATGTTGATATTACCTCCCGTAGAACAATATCTCATACAAAAAGAAAAACGTTTATTTAAGGGTTATGATGAATATAATGATATCACCCGATTTGTATTTGACTTAGAGACCACTTCATTAGAACCAAAAGATGGTAGAATCTTTATGATTGGTCTTAAAACAAATAAAGGTTACAAAAGGGTTATTGAATGTTCAAATGAGGATGAAGAACGAAAAGGATTGGTTGAATTTTTTAGAGTTATAGACGAATTAAAACCAACAATTATTGGTGGTTACAACTCCTTCAACTTCGACTGGTTTTGGATTTTAGAAAGATGTAAAGCTCTTCATTTGGATATCAAAAAGATTTGTAAAACTTTAAATCCAAATAATAACCTAAAACAATCTGAGAATTTATTAAAATTAGCAAATGAGGTTGAACGATACAATCAGATTGGAATGTGGGGGTATAACATTATTGATATTCTTCATTCCGTTAGAAGAGCACAGGCAATAAATTCAAGTATCAAATCAGCAGGGTTAAAATATATTACTCAATATATTCAAGCTGAGGCTCCTGACCGGGTTTACATATCTCACGAAGATATCGGAGCGATGTATCGAGATAAAAAGGAGTATTGGTTAAATGTCACAAATGGGAAGTATAAAAAAGCTGATAATCCACAATTTGATAACCTGGATACTCGTTTTCCTGGAACATACATAAAAGTTACGGGAGATAATATTGTTGAACGATATTTGGACGATGACTTAGAAGAAACCCTTTTGGTTGATGAAGAGTTTAATCAAGGAACTTTTCTTTTAGCCTCACTTGTACCAACTACCTATGAACGAGTTTGTACTATGGGAACCGCTACATTATGGAAGATGTTAATGCTAGCTTGGTCATATAAATACAAGTTAGCAATTCCTGAAAAACAACAAAAGACCGAATTTGTGGGTGGGTTATCTCGTCTATTGAGAGTTGGGTATTCTAGAAACGTTCTTAAACTTGACTATGCGTCTCTTTATCCATCAATACAACTCGTACACGATGTATTTCCTGATTGTGACGTAACAGGAGGAATGAAAGGAATGTTATCCTATTTCAGAAATGCTCGTATTATGTACAAGAACTTAGCGGCAGAGTGGGAATCAAAGGATAAAAAAACTTCATTAAAGTTCGATAGAAAACAATTACCAATCAAGATTTTCATCAACTCAATGTTTGGGGCTTTGTCTGCACCACAAGTATTTGCTTGGGGTGATATGTATATGGGGGAACAAGTTACTTGTACAGGTAGACAATACCTTCGTATGATGATTAAGTTTTTTATGAAACGAGGTTATACACCTTTGGTAATGGATACGGACGGGGTGAACTTCTCTACTCCTGATGGTGTTGATGACAAGGTTTATATTGGTAAGGGTTTGAATTGGAAAGTAAAAAAAGGTAAAGAATATAACGGAGCAGACGCTGATGTGGCTGAGTTCAACGACAATTTTATGAAAGGCGAGATGGCTTTGGATACTGATGGGACTTGGCCTTCTTGTATAAACTTAGCGAGAAAGAATTATGCTGTAATGGACTCTAAGGGAAAAATTAAATTAACAGGGAACACCATTAAATCCAAAAAACTTCCACTTTATATTGAGGAGTTTTTAGATATTGGTATTAAAATGTTACTCGAAGGTGATGGACAATCTTTTGTAGAATGGTATTATGAGTATGTAACCAAAATTTTTAACAAACAAGTCCCATTAAGTAAAATTGCTCAAAGAGCTAAAGTTAAGTTGTCAATTGATGATTATAAAAAACGTTGTAAACAAACAACCAAAGCCGGAAGTTTGATGTCAAGGATGGCTCATATGGAATTAGCAATTAGACATAAAATGAATGTTAATCTTGGTGATGTGATTTACTATGTGAATAATGGTGAGAAAGCATCACAGGGAGATGTCCAAAAGGTTAATAAACCTAAGAAAGGTTGGACCCAACAGGACCTAAATAATTTTATGGAGGTTGATGGTAAAATACCTTCAGAATCGACGGATTCTTATATAAAATTAAATTGTTATATGTTAAACAACGATGATATAGAAAATAATCCTGATATGACTGGTGATTATAATGTTCCTCGAGCAATATCAGTTTTTAATAAACGTATTGAACCATTATTAGTTGTTTTCCAAGAAGAAGTTAGAGAGGGGTTATTGGTTGAAAATCCTGAAAAGAGAGGATTGTTCACTAAAGACCAATGTGTGTTAATAAATGGTGTACCATTTGAGGAAGGAGACCAAGATAAATTAGAAGAAGTTATGACATTATCAGAGGGAGAAGTTGAGTTTTGGAAGAAACGTGGTATTGACCCTAATTATATGTACGAATTGGCTGAAGAGGGTTGGAGAACTTTAATATAAAAAATATCTATTAATTTTATAAAAAAAAATAAAAAACATAAATAATATGGCAAAGAAAACAGAAAAAAAAGAACCAAAGAAGACAAAAAAGGTAGAATCACCAACTTCATTAATGGTAAGATTATGTGAATCACAACAAATGTGGTTAGTTCACGACTCAGTTGATATCGAAGTTTCGGAATATCCTGAACTCGAAGGAATGACTGAGGAAGAAATGCAAGATTACATTAAACAAAACGCTTGGTCTATGGCCGCTCCATCTTCTTGTGATTGGGCAGATTCTCTCGGAGATGCGTTGGAACAACAAGATATTATCCGTGATAAGGAAACAGATAGAAGTTCTGAAGTATATTTTGATTAATATAAAAAACCTCAACTTAAAGTTGAGGTTTTTTATTTTTTTTAAACATTATCTAATTTTAAACCATCAGAAGAGACAATATACCAATTGTTTTCTAACAAATAAAATTCAACACAAGTTCCTTTTCCAATCAAAATTTCTTGATATTCCTCATCAATTTTGTTTTCTGAACAAGATATTTTAACTTTTGTAAGGGACTTTATAATTATATGTTCGGTGTTTTGATTATTTAAAATGATATGACAATCCTCAACACCTCTCACTAAAATAAAGTTTTCACCATCAGTTAAATAACTCGATTCTGAAACAACTTTTTTATTGCTTTTTGATGTAAATTGGTAGTATTTTTTTTCACCAACTTCTTTTCTATTAAAAGTATTAATGTTTGACATATTAAATAACGTAAATTTGTCTCGGCATTGCTTGTAATTTTTTTACTTTATTCAAGTTTTCAGCAATCAACGCTTCTCTTTCCATTACTTTCTCAGGTCTTAGTCGGGTTAGTTTCCCTTCAGCACCAATTAATTCTTCAATTAATTTTGTTTTTTCATCTTTACCCTCAGTCGCCAAAGAATTGTAATCCATAGTTAATTCGCTATCAGGTGTTTTTAAATTTCCACTGAATTTACCACGAACTTTTGATAAAGTTTCTTTTGCAGTAGCAAAGAACCATCTACGAACCCATATTTGAGCAGGATTATTCAAGTCCTCCCAAGATAATTTTTGATAAGGAACGTCAGAAGGTAATTTTATAATATCAGGATTGTCTTTCAAACAACTATCTCTATCATCAGGACCAACATCATAATACCAATACCAAACTTTACCTCTCATTAATGTGGCATTTCCAAAATCAAACTTTCCACCAGGAGTGTTCAATAAATGAATCGCTTTTTTTCCTTCAGGAAGTGCTGTTATATAGTATGTTAGGTCTCCAGCAATGATTCTTCTTTGGATGTTAATTTCTTGCATTCTTAACATCATATCAAATGCCGGCATCATAAAGTATGACCCCGAATATCCCATTTGGGAATATCCTGCGGGACCTCCTAAACCAGCCCCACCTAAAGCACCAAATGTCCAAGGGTCGAATAATAAGTTATTTAATTCGGATGGTGTAAACCAAAGTAGTTCGTTTACTTCTCTACCCGCAGGAATTTCATATATTTGTTGTCCTTCAGATAGTTGTATATAATCTTTTTTAATTTCCCAAGGTCCGCCAGCTTGAAGACCTACTATTTTAGAATAAGCGTAACTATATCTATCTTCGAAATTAAAACTCTTGGTTATAAAAGCCTTAGATAAAGATTGTTCACTTAGATTCAAGTTATAAAGAGAACTCCATTGAGATTCTGTTAACCAATCTTGTACATAAGAAGAATAATCTTCAATAGATAATTCTAAAAGAGAATCTAATTGTTCGTCTTCCAACTCTATAGTTCTGAGTGGAGCTCCCAATAGATGTTTTAGTCGTGTATAAAGACTAGTTCTTTCTGGTTCTGCGATTATAGCCATACCTTTTTAATATATAAATATCAAATAAATCAGATTGATTTTTTAATATTTTGTAAAATATTGATTTTTGATTCTAAACGATTAATTTGTTCTGTTAGATTTTCACCCTGTTCTTGTTCTAACCTTTTTCTGAGATTGTTTAGTTTAGTTTCAGAATCTTTGATTTGAGCGGTTAAAAATTCTATTCGTTTATCTTTTGGTAATTTAGATAAACTATCAACTTGTTGAATTTTTAATTTTTCAGATTTGAATTTAGGTTCATTTTTGAATCTCAAAAGGTATTTAGGTCCATATCCTGAGGGATTTGTTACGTGAGAATAATCTCCCTGAATCAAATCAAAGAAAATATATTTTTCAGTGTCAGCGTCTATGAATGCTATCATTTGGACATTGTCAGGAGTGTATTTACTAATTTCAAAGTAATTTCCAAGTTCATAGTAAATTCCTGAATCACTACTTTCTACTTTTTTAACCGTACCATAAAGTGGTTTAACTTGAATATGTTTTAATTTTCCTTTGTACTCCGCAATCAAATCCTGACCTTTTAATCTATCTCTTAAATCACCATCACAAAATTTATTAATTTTTATACCAGGATATTTTGATTCTAAAATTTTAACCGCGATTTGTTCTATTTTGTTTCCTTTATATAATGTTCCCCCCGTTTCTGTAAGAACTTGTGATGAAAGTTTTATGGTGTACTTTCCATCGTTTCCAACAAGGTCTGTAATATTTTTAATCACCCAATCATTAAGGGATAAATTTTCAGAATTGTTTTGATTGTATACTTTTATAATTTCTTCGTGAACTTTACTATTTGTGTCAAACCAGTTTATAGTTGACCAATCTCCTAAACCACCAAATTGGTTTACTGAATAATTTCCACCAATTATACCTAAAGTTGTTTGACAAAGACCTGTATCGATTTTACCAACACAAGGCTTTTCTCTGTGGATATCTAAGTCATATTCTTTAAATTCCGATGGACTACATCCTTGGTATTGACTTAAAATTAATTCTCTAAATTTTTTTGTGTTAAACTTATTATTTGAATCAACGATATAATTACGAGCGGTTGAGGCTCCGGCATCATCATCTTCCATTAATTGTTCAATCAATAAATTTTTCAGATTAACGCTTTCAACTAATTTCTTTTTGATTTTTGTTTTATATAAATCAAAAACAAAATCCCAATTTACACAATTCCAAAAATTACTAATATATTCATCTTTTTTATTTTGATATTTCAGATAATAAGCGTGTTCCCATAAATCTAATCCTAAAATAGGATATCCCCCTTTTTCAACCACGTTCATCAATGGGTTATCTTGATTTGGTGTGGACATAATTTTCAATTTGTCCGTTTTTGTTAACACCAACCATACCCAACCTGAACCAAAGTTATCTTTGGCAACTTCTTCAAATTCTTTTTTAAATTCATTAAAAGAACCGAAGTTCTGTTTTATTACATCTAATAAATTTTCATTTGGTTTTTGTTTTTTTGGGGAAAGCATTTTCCAAAATAAAGCGTGATTAAAAGCCCCTCCAGCGTTATTTCTAATCTTTTTGTCAAACTTACTAATTGATTTAATAATATCTTCCAAATCCATATCTTTTAGGTCTCGGTTGGATATTAACTTGTTAAGTTTGTCTACGTAACCTTTGTAGTGTTTATTATAATGGATATTCATTGTTTTGGAGTCAATGAATTTTTGAAGAGAAGAGTATGCGTAAGGTAATTTATCTATCCCAATCTTTTTCATCTCTTTAAGAAGAACTTGTCCTTCTTGTTCTTTTTCGATGAATTGAATTTTTTCTCCTAATACTTGTAGTTTTTTTTGTAAGACACTCACGATTACGTTTTTTTAAAATAAATATCAAAAAAACTTAATTTATCGTCTTTCGTGTATAGAATTTAATATTTCAGCAACAATATCCGCCTTGTCCAAATTATCACCCATTACGGTGGATATTATATTTTTCTTTTTGATTATGATATCGTATATCGCTCCTTCGATTGTGTTTTCAAAAATGGGGTAATAAACTGAAACATTATTTTTTTGCCCATATCTATAAGCCCTGTCTTCAGCTTGAGAAAGGTCACCAGGTACAAAAGACAAATCGTTTATAATTACCGCTTCAGAAGCAGTTAGTGTAATTCCAACACCGGCTGCTTTTACATTACCAACAAATACTTTCACTTTTTCATTTTCTTGGAACTGGTCCACCGCGTGTTGTCTTTGTGTTTTAGATGAGGACCCGTCAAGTGTAACCGCTTGTTTACCAAAATGTTCTGCAATTCGGTTCAAGGTGTCTGTGAAGTTAGTGAAAATTATAACTTTTTTATCTTGGTCTAATATATTTTGAGCTAATTCGATTGTTGATTCTATTTTTTCTTCAGCAATTACTTGTCTTACTTTCATTAACTTTGAAAATTGAATTGTTAATGATTTAGATTCTTCTTTTTGTGTGTCGTACCAGTTATAATATTCACCCATTAAATTTTCATACAATTTAGATTTTAATCTCAAATAAACAGGGGTTACAATCTTTTCGGGTAAATCTAAAACATCAGTCTTTAATCTTCTTAATACTTGTTTAGAAGTTCTATCTCTTAACTCTTCAAGATTTGAAGCTCCTGAAACATTCCAAACTTTTCTTCTTCCAGCATTGAATTGGTACCCTTGACAATATCGTATAACGTAAGCCATCCAATTTTGTGCTACAGGAGATTCAATTAAGTTCAGTAGATTATAGTAATTAATTGGCCTTGAAGTCATTGGGGTTCCTGTTAACAACCACAAATATTTAATTTTTTTGACAAAATGATTTATAATTTTTGTTCTTTGAGCTTGTGCGTTTTGAACATAATGTGCTTCATCGATGATTACCAAATCAAATTTTGCGTTAACCAATTGCGAATTTGGGGTGTCTTTTAAATCATAGAAATTTTTAAGAATATCGTAGTTTACAATTACAAAATCTTCTTCTGATGAAAAATTTTTACCCTCAGAAATATAGACACTTCTATCGGTGTAGTTAGCAATTTCTCGTTGCCAATTTATTTTTAATGATGCGGGACAAATAATTAAAATTTTTTTTACACCAGTTTCAATAGCTGCGATTATAGTTGATGTTGTTTTTCCCAAACCCATATCATCAGCTAAAATAAATCTTTTACTTCCTGCTAATTTTTCTATCGCAATCTTTTGGTGTTCAAGTGGTGGTCTATGAGAATATTTAGTATAATCTATTTCAACTTTTTCGGTTGTGTGAGTTTTAACCATAGCAACTTTAGGTAACCAAAATTCGTGTGTTTTTTCACCAAAGAAATTTCCCCAAATGTGGTATGATTTTTCTTTTTCAACCAACAACTTTTCAACCCAAACTCTTTCTGGTATTGTGGTGAAAAGTTTTTCATCCGCGATTTTTTTTGCAAAGTAGGGGTCCAAATCAACCCATTTTTTTCCTACTTTAGGTGTGGTATTATGAAATGATATTATGTATTCGGATTGAGCCCTTGTTGGGTAAAACTTAGGGTTAGTTTCTTTTTGTACTTTTAGTTTAAGTATATAATTGTTTGCACCTGAATATGACCCTAATAATTTTAGGGCTTTTTGTTCTATCAGATTCGATGGTTCGGTCACAAATTATAATAGTCAACTCTTGATAATAAAAATAAAACTTTTTTTGATATTTATCAATATGACAAATAAAGTACCTATCACAAGGTTAAATAAGTTTTTTACCGATAGTGATTTTGATTTGGATATCACTATGGGAACCGAATGGTTAGATGGGGATATGAATTTTACACTTGTGTTATATAGAATAGATAGGATGAAAACTAAAACTGATGACGTTTATGGTGAAACATTGATGGATGGTATAAAATTTCTTCCTCCTGTTGAATTTAAAGGGTATGTACAAATCGTAACTCCTGAAAATAAATTGTTAGGTAATTCAAAATTAAATCAAGTGGAACCAGGTAATCTTAAAGTTGCGGTTTATCAAAGACATTTAGATGAACTTGGGATTGATATTAGTTATGGTGATTATATTGGATATTTTGAAACTGAAAGTAGAATGAGATACTATACGGTAAATAATGATGGTCGTGTTGTTTCAGATAATAAACATAATTATGCTGGGACAAGACCTTTTTATAGGTCTATAATAGCATCCCCGGTTGTGGATAATGAATTCAGAGGGTTATAATAAATGAATTAGTAAATTAATCTTATATGCCGTTACCCAAAATTAAAAAAAATATTCCCTTATCCCCTCAAAAAATTTTGATTGAACGAAGGAGAGAGTTAGTTGAGAAAATTAATAGAGACGGAACCTATTTACCAAAGTCACTTTTACACGCTGATTTAGATAGGGGTTTTTTAGATTTTGTTAAAAATGATTTAAAATTATCTGTAGAAGGAAAAGTTGTACCAACGGTTGATGTTTTAATAACAACACAGAATTGGGCACAATTCACAGAAACGTGGAATTTTTCCAACATAGATAAAAACGTAGAACCCCCTTTTATTTCAGTTGTTAGAAACCCCGAAGTAAAATACGGAACAAATCCTTCTACTTTATATACGATTCCAAATCGAAGACAATTTTTCTACGCTCAAGTACCGACTTGGGATGGTGACAGAGTCGGTATGGATATTTATAAAATCCCTCAACCTGTTCCGGTTGATATTACTTTTTCGGTTAAAATAATTTGTAACAGGATGAGAGAACTTAATGGGTTTAATAAAATTGTTATAGAAAAATTTTCATCTCGACAAGCTTATACTCAAATCAAGGGACATTACATCCCAATTATTATGGGTAATATTTCAGACGAATCCGTTTTAGATGTTGAGAAAAGAAAGTATTACGCTCAAAGTTATGAATTCACTATGTTAGGGTTTTTAATTGATGAAAACGAATTCGAAGTTTCTCCGGCAATAACAAGGGTTCTCAAAGTTTTAGAAGTAGATAAAGATACCACAATAAAAAGAGGTAGGAAAAAGGTGGATAACCAAGGATTGGATGTGAAGGTTTCTTTTTTGAATGGTAACACAATTGTTTCTCAACTTTATGATTATTCGGTAAATTTTAAATTCTTTAAAAGTGAAAACGTATCATCATATGAAGTTTATATTAATAATATGTATTATGGTTCAGATATTACATCAATTCAAATTAATGAAGGAGATGTTTTGAAAATTGAGATTATTAAATCTAATCCAAGTGACGATTCTTATATTGATTTTGCCGGTAACTTGGTTTAATTCTCTCCGTAAATGTCGGGTTTTTCTTTACATTTTTCCATAATTAATTTTTCCAAAAACCTGTAAATTTTTATACCTTTCTTTTCACAATACTTCTTTAGTAAATCGTGGACTTCAACAGATATTTTTAAATTTTTGTGTTTCTGACTGTTTGTGGACATAAGATAAAAAAGGTAGAAAATATTCTACCCAATTTATAAATAGTGTCTAAAAAGTAAAGATTTTGGTGTTTTCACTAGTATTTATCTATAAAATAAATTTAATTAAAAATTTTGAATAATGGCATCAGCGAATAAAGTTTTCGTATCTCCTGGGGTGTATACATCTGAGGTAGATTTAAGTTTCGTGGCACAAAGTGTTGGTGTTACGACTTTAGGTATTGTCGGTGAAACCCTTAAGGGTCCGGCTTTCGAACCTATTTTTATAACTAGCTATGATGATTTCACCACTTATTTTGGAGGGACTTCCCCTGAGAAATTTGTTAACACACAAATCCCAAAATATGAGGCAGCTTACATAGCTAAAGCGTATTTACAACAATCAAATCAATTATTTGTATCAAGGATTTTAGGTTTGTCTGGTTATGACGCGGGACCCTCTTGGTCTATAACAACAATCGCGAATGTGGATGTTGATACGGTTGGTTTTAATTGTATTAGTTCAACAACCGTTGATTGTGTAACTACTTGTGTTGAATATGAAACATACGAATATCACGTAGATTTTACAGGTAATAATCAATCTATCACTGGGGTTAGTTTTACAACAACCTTCCCTTCGATGATTCAAAGTAAACTATCTCTTCCATATGAACAATTTAATGGTAGTATTTCTTCTTTGAATTCCGATTTGAAGAATCAAATTTATCAAGTGATTCTTGGTAATGTGGTTGAAGGTGATTCTGTAGATTTTTTTGGTGTGGTTGATGGTACTGATTATTCTTCTTTAACAGGTTATACCGCTTCGACAAACGTTTTCAATTTGGATTCTGTTGATTCAAGTGTGGCCGATTACACTGACCCAAATAATGACCCTTGGTATTACGCATTGTTTGATAACAATATGAATGGTACTTATAGTGGGTATTCATTTTATAATACAATAAGTGGTTTTACAACTACATCAACTTCATCTAATTGTGCAACTTTTTATAATTTCGCAGTAAGTGGTGGTACTATACCTTTAACACAAGGTGTAATAAATTATAATACTAACACAATTAACGTTTGTGTTACTTCAGCGGCAACAACAAATGATTTATCAGCGTTAACGGTAACCTTCACAGCTTGTACTTCAGATGTTAGTGTTGCTAGTGCTCCTCAGAGTTCAGGAGGTACGGTACAAAACTTCACTGCCGGAACTTTAACTTATGATTTAGTTTCAGACGATTCAACCGTGGCTACTACCTGGACTGTAAATGTAATTATTGATGACCCTTGTAATCCTTGTAACTTTTCACAATCAGGTTCTTCAAACAATGGTACTACTTTGATAACATATAGTGGAACTTGTAATGGTAAAATATATGTTTATTCAGGTACACCATATCTTAACTATGATGATTTAGTGATAGCAACTCTTCGTTCAAGAGGTATTGCAACTTATGGTTCTGACACTGGAGCTGTTTATCAAGTATCAGGTTTAACTAACGTTAGTATGGATTGTACTGGTTCTTATTCAGCGGTTACTAAAAATCCTTTTGCAGAGTTCGGTTTAAATATTACTGACAAAGATGGTAATTCTTATTTCTTCGAAACTTCATTCACAAATTCTGACCCTAAGTATATTAGTAAGGTATTTGGAACGACTAACTTTTCTAAACCAAGAACTAGTGTTCCTGTTTTTGTGGAAGAAAGATTCCAATCTTTATTAACTTATGGTTATAGAAAAGGTTATGTTAGAGGTTTAAGTTGTGATTTGACAGCTTTACCAAACGCTCGTCAAGGTGTTGACCCTACATCAATCGCTTGGTATCTTGAACAATACCAATCTCCAAGTTCTCCTTGGGTTGTTTCTGAACTTAGAGGTAATAAAGTTTATGAATTATTTAAATTCACAACAATTGCTGATGGTGACGCCGCTAACACTGAAGTTAAAATTTCAATCGCGAATATATCATTTAACAATGGAACTTTCGATGTTATTGTGAGAGATTTCTTTGATAATGATTCCGCACCTACGGTAATCGAAAAATTCACAAATTGTACAATGAATCCTAACGAAAATAGTTATATAGCTAAAAAGATAGGTACGGTTGATGGTGAATATCAATTAAACTCAAAATATATTATGGTTGAGGTTAATTTAGACGCACCTGTTGACGCATTACCTTGTGGTTTCGAAGGTTATTCATATAGAGAATACGCAGGTGTTAGACCTCCATTCCCAATATATAAAACTAAGTATGACTATCCAGGTGAAGTTGTTTACAATCCACCATTTGGTTTAGCTTCTGGTGCTGATGATGCTATCAGAAGTGCTGGTGACAATGTTAGAAGAACTTATTTAGGTATTTCTGATACAATTGGTTATGATATCGATTTTTACGGATATAAAGGAAAACAACTTCCATTAGATATATGTACTGATACATCAGGTGACGAATGGTACTATAAGACAAGAGGTTTCCATATGGATGTGAACGCAAGTTCTATCACAATAAATGATATATACACAACAAGTGGTACTCCGGCGTTTTATTGTGGTGACGCACCTTTTACATCTGACCCTGAAAACGAATCGAACCCTTACTATAGATTATACGCACGTAAATTCTCGTTGTTATGTCAAGGAGGTTTTGACGGATGGGATATCTATCGTGAGTATAGAACAAACGCTGACAGATTCGTTTTAGGTAGAAATGGTTATCTACATGGAGCTTGTCCTTCTATCAAATATCCTACCGCTACAGGTTGGGGAGCGTTCAAACAAATTACCGTTGGTGATAATACTCAAGATTGGGGTAATAGTGATTATTACGCTTATTTACTCGGTATTAGAACTTTCGCTAATCCTGAGGCTGTTAATATCAACGTGTTTGTAACACCTGGTATTGATTATATCAACAACTCTGACTTGGTGGAAAGTGCAATCGATATGATTGAGAATGATAGAGCGGATTCTCTATACATCACTACAACCCCTGACTATAACTTGTTCGCATCAGCCCCTGGTAATCCTACCGACTTGATTTATCCTCAAGAAGCTGTTGATAACTTAGATAATACAGGAATAGATTCTAACTATACTTGTACGTATTATCCTTGGGTTCTTACAAGAGATAGTGTAAACAATACACAAATTTATCTACCGGCAACTGCTGAAGTTACAAGAAACTTAGCTTTAACAGACAACATCGCGTTCCCTTGGTTCGCAGCGGCGGGTTATACTCGTGGTATTGTAAACTCAATAAAAGCTAGAAAGAAGTTAACTCAAGAAGATAGAGATACTCTTTATAAAGGAAGAATTAACCCAATTGCAACCTTCTCAGATGTTGGTACGGTAATTTGGGGTAACAAAACCCTTCAAATTAGAGAAAGTGCTCTTGACAGAATCAATGTTAGACGACTTCTTCTTCAAGCTCGTAAATTAATATCTGCAGTTTCTGTAAGATTGTTGTTTGAACAGAACGACGCTAAAGTTAGACAAGATTTCTTAGATGCGGTTAATCCAATATTAGACGCAATCAGAAGAGATAGAGGTTTGT